TACGGGTATCAAAATATTTAGTCTTTTCGAGTTCATCAAGCCATCCGTAATAAATAGTACCGTCAAAATCAAAAACTAAAAAAAGACACCTTATTCCGGTGTCTTCGTAAAATTTCATTCTTGCTTTAACTTGTCGAATATCAAGCCCGTGTCCATCGAATGGCGGGGATTTGAATTTTTCTTTATGCTTGACTTCAATGACGTAATATTTACCGTTTTTATATGCTATCCAATCGGCTTGGAATAAATTATCGATCTTCCATGTTTTTAGGACATCACGCGCTAATTGCTCGCCTTGACGGCCTATTTCAGTTATGCTTATGCTTCATTCCCCCAAACATCCCAACCTTCAGCAGGTTCGCGGCAAAATAATTCTATTCGCGGTAATTTGCCTACAAGCTGTGTAATTAAATCCCTTATAATAGCGGGTTTTTTACTATGTTCTTCAATAGGACTTTCTACAATTTGCGAAATTCCTGCGTCTAACCGCGTAACAGTGCCTTTTGTTGCAAGCAAACATAATTCACTGTTTGAACGCGTCCATGTACCAAGACCTACGAAAGGAGTATCCTGATTTTTGTTTTTCTTAACCCAGACAAAAGCCGCTGTAGAATACTTAAAGCCCCATGCTTCAATAACTTTGAAAGCATCTTGCAAAATCGGATAAGTTACCCATAAGAAAAGCACGCAGTTATTATCAGCAATATTCTTAACAGGCAGCGCGCAAATATCTTCAATCGACATCGTAGGATAGTGCAGCGACTGATTTTTATTTCCGCCGCTCCAATACTGCCATGCTGGATCAGCATAAATAATATTGTATTTTTTATCAGTGTTTGCAATATCAATTACGCCCGTCTGAATGCCCGCATATTCCTCAATTTTTTGTTGGACAGCCTGCTTTTTTACTTCGCGATTTATTTGTTTATACGCCTGATTTATAGACATATCTCCGTTGCGTAACTGTTCTTTTATTTCGGGCGTTGCTTTTGCCTCAATTTTCTTGACTTTCGCGACCGTGTCATGCGATACTCCGGCAATTTTCGCTATTTCCTTTTTTGTGTCGATGACCGCTTTGTCAGATTTCTGACAAACCGCTCCACCAGCCTCAATTTGTTTTTCTTTAGCCATAGCCGCTATTATCGGCTCTTTCTGTAACGCAAGTCGCGTCCGTTCATACGCTGATAAGTTCCGTCTTGAAAGCTGATTATCAATTATCCACAACAACGCCTCATCACGGCTTACAAATTCTTTCTGAACCGTCCGAAAATTAATCCCGTGTTCACGACAAATCTTATAACGATTATGTCCGTCAACAAGAATATCGCCCCAGCATACAAGCGCGTCCCGACAGCCTTCTGCTAAAATGCTTGTTTCAAGTCCTCTGTACTCATCTTCCGATAAAGCAGGAATTAAACTCGCAAAATCATTGTCTATCTGAATTTTTACCTGATAATCACTCATGATACTATCCCTTTCTATATCCCTTAAAATTTTGTGTATAAATAAGAAGCGCGCAAGGGATATAAAACGCGTTCCCTGTAATATTTCACGGCCGATAGCGAGGCTCGAACTCGCACCTTGTCGACTTGCTCTTCCGATTGAGCTATACCGGCATATTGATTTATTGACGCGTTAAAAAACGCGTGTTAGAATATTTTTAAATTCAAAAAAGGAGTGATTGCAAAATAAAAAGTTATTCATCGCGCAAAATAATAAAGATACTTGAGCAGCACGGCTGGTATCTTTACAGAGTAACGGGTGACCATTACCAGTTCAAACATCATGAACAAAAAGGAGCGGTAACAGTTCCGCACCCGAGAAAAGATTTAGGTATTTTTGAAATTAAGAGCATTTCAAAACAGTCGGGAATTACTCTTTAAGCTCCCGGCTTATTTTACAAATAAAGGAGCTGCAAACAATGCAAGATACTTACGTTTATCCGGCAATTTTTACATTTTACGGTCAAGGGCAATCACCGGCTATCGGAATAACTTTTCCCGATTTACCCGGTTGTGTTTCATGCGGCGAAAATCCTATAGACGCTTTACATATGGCAAAAGACGCGTTAGAACTTCATTTATTAGCTATGGAAGAAGATAACGAAGATTTACCTGAACCTTCCGGCATACTAAACATTCAGCACGAAGAAAATCAAAGCGTAGTGCTAATTGAGGCTTTTATGCCGCGCATTCGCGATTATGTTAATAACAAAGCAGTTAATAAAACTGTTACGTTGCCTCAATGGCTCGTGTCAGCAAGCCGTGCTGAAAATATAAACTTCTCGCAAACTTTACAGGACGCTCTCATGCAAAAACTCGGTATTCACCGCGAAATAAAGCGCAGAAAATATAAAGCTAAGCAAATTGCTTAATAAAAAGACACAGACAAAATAGCTCTGTGTCTTAATTTTATTTGCTAAGCTATTCCGCTTACCGATACAAAAGAGGCTTTCCCGTCCGGTGCTACGTTAATAATCATCTTGACGAGCCTCTTTTCAGTGTTCGGGGCGACGATCGTCTGAATAGCAATAACGCAGTAATTGATACCGTTTACTACTTGACTTCCAGCGTAGGCTACGGGCATATAATCAGCTCCGACAAGCTCGCCGGTTACAGCCGTGAACGCTGAAGCGACTTTCTGAGGCAAATTTGCGGACTTAACATCATCGAAATTCCAACCGCCTAATAACATTGGCAAAACCTCCAATTTTTTATATAAAGTAGCCAGTGGCAAGGCTCGAACTTGCATATTTTTTGCTTTATCCGTATTAAGCTACACCGGCATATAAAAGCCCGCAGGTTAATTTGCGGACTGTATTAATTTATTTTAAGAGGATTTTTATTCCGAAATCGCTTTTTCGATGTTAGTCAACGCCTGCATAAACAACGCTTCTTTGTCTGCATCTATTTCTGCTGCTTCGTCATCAGGAGCTAAACTGCTGCTTCCGTATTGTAATTTAGCTAAGTAAATTTGTAAAGGCAAGTCAAGCCAGTCGCTGTCCTCGTCTATTGGCTCGAGCGAATGATTTAATAACCTCGAGATCTCCGCTCGAAGTTCTCTGACTGTAAGCCCGCACTTGCTGAAAACATCAAGAACTCCGCTCATGATTTCGAAATCGTTTACCTTAGGCGGAAGACTTTTGTATTTCCAAAATTTAACGCCCATAGCCGGGAATAAAAGCCGATTAATTACAAAATCGTGATCCGTACGCTCCGGCCCAAAGACTTGTTCCTCTGCTACTTCACGGCTTTCCCGCGCTGTAGCTCTTGTGTATTCGTTCGTAAGGCCGACAAAAATAGGCGGCAATCTGAACGAGCTGCGGATTTTTTCCCGGTTAGTTTTGTCGTAATTATCAAATAAGCTGTCTTTCTGCTGAGCGTCGCTCAAAGGCTGAAATCTTACATGCGCCGGACTTTGCGTTGTTCCGGGTAAAGCGTCGCCGAAGGGAGCAGCCTCGATGATTAATATTTTGTTAAAACTTTTGCGGCCTCTCATTTCGTCGTTGATGAAATCCTCGATTTTTTCTACAGCTTTATCGTCCAAAGTTCCCGATACTAACAACGCAAGCGGAGGAACTGTATTATTCTCGAAATATTCGTGATTGACTTCTTCGGCCTGTCTTGACCCCGTAACCGCAAGCCAATTTCCTATCCAACGAGGAACACCGTAAGGACTGTACGGGCAATACAGCTTAAAGTGTATTATTTCCGTTGCGCAAGTCCCGTCATCTTCGGCACGGCCTGTCTTTGCGCTAATCAGACGCGGATCTCCGAACTCTTTGAAATACACTCTCTGACCGTCGCGAATTTGTACGAAACGCCTAAATCGCTTTTTAGACGGGTATTTTTGCAGCTCGTTGCTTGCGTCGTCCCTGATGATATATTCAACGTCCGTATAGTCGCGATCTAATGCCGTGAGCCTCATAGTATGCCCTTCGATGTGTTCTAACCATACTATGTCGCCTTTTCCGTCCCTGATAACTTCCCAGTAGGCATTGCCTAAAACTTCTAAATCCCGGCGAACGCGTCTTCGAAGCTGCGAATAAGGCAATTCGGGATTACAAAATTCAAAGAAATGTTCGATAGTTTTGCGTTCGTTCCTTGCGTCTTCATTCTCAGCCTCAAAATCAAAGGCAGGCTCAAGAGTAAATCCGAAGCCGTCAATGTTTACCTCCATTGCTTCTACACACTGCGATAAAATATTCGAGTGTTCAGGCAGCTGTGAAAGCCAATCTAAATCATACGGAGGCTCTAAAATTCCGTCGGCATAAAAACTTGCGAACGGATCGGAACTCATTTTTTGACTTACAGGATACTGAATTTCTTTACCTTTTATAACTTGTACGCTGCTCATTTAGCCTAAAACTAATGCCCTCCCTCCTGATTTTTTATTCTTCAAATAGCCCCACGACTGCATAAATACAGCGTAGGAAATTACATCAACCTGATCATCATGAACTCCGTTAGGAAATGATAATAATTCAGCTTCTAAATCGTTTAGCCATATTGCGTTGTTTCTATGAAATACCATTCCGGCCTCATAGCGCGCTGCTGCGGGAATTGCACGAGTATATTTGTCAGCGTCGGGCTTCAATTCTACAACAGGTAACCCCATTCGCCGGACTTGCTGGTACAAAGTCAAACCCATTGACGCACTCTCAATCCCGATAAAAACGGGCTTAAACTCGATAAATTTTTGATTTATCAATTTAGGCTGGTCCGGCCCTTCAAGATGTTCACGGAGTATCTCTAAAACTAATAATTCTCCGCCCGGACATAGCGCAAAAGTCCCTAAGACAAAATAATCTGCGCTTGCCTTTTTGCTCCCTGCAACGTCGCAAGTTTGAAAAACTTTGCAGTCGCTTATTCCGTAAATCTTTCCGTCTACGATATAGCAATCATTTTTAATCGTGAAATATCTGAACATCAGCGACTTAAATAAATTGCCTTCGAGCGGCGTCGGGTGCCCCTGATATAAACTTGCCCATGAACGAGTTCCGCTTTGAATTTTTTTCTCTTCGTACCATTCTTTATTAAATCCGTGTTCCGGCCACAAAGGCTCGCCTGTATCACGGCCTAAAATATCGCCGTCTTCGGCTATCGCAGGCAAATTTACTAATTCCCAACGCGTACTGTGCTGCAGCAAACGCCCCGCTAAATCGTCTTCATGCCAGCGCGTCATTATCACTATTACCCGTCCGTTCGGATGAAGACGCGTGCTTAGAGTGTCTACCCATTCAGCCCAGACACTCTCGCGGTATGTTAAACTTTCTGCTTCTTTACGGTTTTTTATCGGATCGTCTATTATGAGCAAATCCGCTCCCTGACCGGTTATTGAGCCTCCAATGCCCGTGCTTATCATACCGCCGGAATGTCCTTCAATGCTCCAATTTGTAACGGAGGCATTATCGCGGGAAATTTGTATGTTGAAAATATCCGCTCCGTATTCGTCTATCTTTTTGCGGTTTGAACGCCCGAAACGCTGTGCTAAATCCGAGCCGTAACTTACCTCAATCACGCGCCGTTCAGGATCGCGACCGATAAACCATGACGGAAAACTTTCAGTAACTGTCATGCTTTTACCGTGCCTCGGAGGCATTGTAACAATTAAGCGTTCTATTTCGCCGTTTTCTACTCCCTGTAAGTACTCGCAAAGCAAATCTAAATGCCGGGCATGCTTCCAGCGTCCGTGCGTTGTGATTTCCATGTAATAAGCATAATCATCACGGGCTTTCTGAAGTTCGCGAAGCCTGATTTTATCTAATTGCGAGCGTATTAAATCAAGCGTTAGCCCCTGTAGGTTTATCATTGGCTTTTAATAAAATTTGTTCTAAAACTTGCAGCTCTTCTTTGCATAAAAGATCTAAATTATAAGGAGTTTCAATATTTCTAACCTCGAGCCTGCCCATACTTTCGGGCTTGCCTTGTGTACGGTCTAAAATAGCTTGAGCTGCCATAAATCTCATTTTTTCGGTTTTGCTTTGAAGCAGTTCAACTAATGCTCGTGCAGCGTCAGGAATAGCAGCCTTCAATATCTCTTTAGCTTCGGGATTTTCTTTAGGACGGCCGCCGGGATTATTCACTGTACCAGGCAGAAACTGTCCATTTTTAGCCCTTTTTTCAGGCATTGCGTTCACTCCTTCCGTGCGTAAAATAAAAAATTTTTCTTTGATTTTTTTCTTGCATGATAAAAGAATATCACGTTTTTTAAATCGCGTGCGCAAAAAACGCGCAAAAAACGCGCAAAATTCGCGCAAAATTCGCGCAAAAAATGGGAAAAAAATGCGCAAAAAATGGGAAATTTTCCTAAAACCCTAAATATCCCGCAGCTTTCATAACTAACAAACTCCGCCGTGAAGACAGTGTACGTCTGCTTTTATTGATAGTTTCAGCGACATCGTAAAGCGTGTAGCCTCCGAAATAAAATAGCTCGAGCAGTGCCTGAAAATCTTTTAGTTGCGAATGTTTCGGGGCAGTCGCAGCGGATTTATTAATATCACTGACTAAACGGCTTATAGGATCTGTATTTCGTTCGAGGCGTTTAATTTGATTTTCGAGCGAAATAATTTTTTCAACGTGTGCAGCGACAGGATCGGACGGCGTGCTGCTAAACCCGAATGTAGATTGGTAATTTTGAGCGTGAACGTCCCCGCTTGCACGCAAGACGCGTAAATCTTCGCGCAAAACGTCAAGGCGCGCTAAATTTTCGTGATAAGAAAACAATAATTTTTCCGTTAGCCTGAAAATATCATTAGGTTTCATCAGCGTCCTCATTCTTTTTTGTATAGAAATAATTTAGTTTTAGCAATTTTCCCGTAAACTCTTTCAACAACTAACTTATCAATCTGAGTATCATCTTTAATAATCCCGGCGCGCGCTAAGCAATCTTGCAAAGCCTTAACGCGGTTATCAATATCCCATCGGCGTCTATCCGAAGCAGTAAATTCAATGCTTAAGACCATACGCCCCGAAAAAGGCCATTCAGACGTTCGAGAACGCGATATTTCATTCACGACGTAATCTTGATAGGCTACACAGTCCTTCGAGCGAAATTTGCGTCCCCTTGCGTTGATGTACATGTGATTGACGGTAGGGGGCAAGCCGTCTAATTCCAAGCTGATTAATTCGTTCATGTTTTGATAATTGCTCCTCCTAAATCTAAGTAATTCTTCGGTCAGTAGATTTTCGTATGTTAAAATCCTGGGTGACCAAGGCAATGTATTAAATAATATATAAATACTTATAAATACATATAATTATTTAATACTGGGTGTATTAAATCGTGTATTAAATCACCGTTTTTAATAGTGTCTACAAGGGGTTATCCTGTATTTAATACTCTATTTAATACAGGGGGTATTAAATCATTCTTTGATTTTATCACCATTCTACCTTGATTTAATACAATCCCCCCCTATCTAAGATTATTTAAGACGGTTTTGAATTTTTATCCTCTCACAAGTGCGTATTCGGTGTTTTTAGTTGCTCCGCGCTTGATAAGCCTTCCCTCATTGAGAAACTTCGCAATAATTCTTCTAAAATTCCATACCGTAATGTCCGCGCCTATATCGTCGAGGCAAATATCGCCTGCTGAAAACCATTTATTTTCTCCGAACGTATCAAATAAATAATTCCATACGGCATTCCGCGAACTTTCATTATCTTTTATCCCGTAATTGAACGTGAGTGTGCTGCGGCCGTAAAGGTCTTCGTCGATCACAAATTCAAACGAATCAAAATATCGCCCCCAAGATTTAAGCGTTTTCACTTTAACTTTTCTTTTATCTTCTCTGTCGGGCTCTAGCGCAATAATTAAGGCTACAAATTGGTTTAGTACGCTTGACCCGATAACGTCGTCTTGTGTTAAATCGTATATTCTGTCTTTAGCTGAACGTTTGCGTGTGTGATGTATCAGGGCGATTGAGATATTTTTTTCGCGTGCGATCTTAGCTAATTCGCGCGTCATCGGCTTCATTTCGGTCTGTTTGCTGTCGTCTGAATTATGAAAACTTCGAAGCGAATCGACAAATACAATTTCAGGATTGTTATCATCGATGAGCCTTTTTACATTTTCGAAGCCTTCGGGCTCGTCGAACATTAAACTTTCGCCGTTCATCTCGAAGGTGAACTGATCCGCGATAGTAACAAATTCTGAATTTACTTGCCAGCCGAAGTCCTTACCGCGTCTTATCATGAGGTCAATTCCGGCCTCGCCTGAGAAGATTAAGGATTTTCGTACGGGCTCGTCTTCTATGTCTTTGAAGCCGTCTAAAAAACTTCCGCCGATACTAAGATCCGAACAAATTTTTTGTGTAAAAATAGTTTTGCCTGTGCCGGACGGAGCAGTGATAATAGTTAAAAATCCTTTTGGAAACATACCGCCTATATATTCTTGAGATTTTATCGAAATTTCCGGATCTAAGCTGCGTGTTAAAGATTTAATTTTTTTGCGTTTATCGTATTCTGCGCGTTCTCGTGGCGGCAAGTTCAAATACACTAATCTTTCCCTTAATTTTTTTATAGTATTATTGTCGCTGCCGTATCTTGAAACATAGTCGTTCCAGTCGCTTCCTGCTTCGGGGATGTTGAACGGCGGGAATAAAATATCAAGGGCTAAATTATTTTTCTTAACATCCATAGCTGCGTCTATGCCGGGATTGTTGCCGTTTTTCTTTTCAGTAGCTAAATCGTTATCGGCCATGATCACGAACGGATTTTTGAATTTAGTACGGAGCGATTTAGCAACTGCGAGCAAATTTCCGCAGTTCATAGCAGCAACGACGGGATATTTGCGTTCTAAGACTTCGTAGACGGTTATTGCAGTTGCAACGCCTTCGGCTAACAGAATTGTAGTATGTGTATCTTTAGCTTCTATCAGTTCTTTCAGGCCGAGCGGGAAGAACGCTCCTTTAGTTTTAGATCCTAAATAAAATCTTTTATTGCCGTCCGCGTCGATAGTTTGCAGCGAAATTATTGTGTTGTTAATGTCAAATAGCGGTACAGCTAATTTATTATTTTTACGGTCGAGCCTGATAGTGTAATGATTAGTCAGGCCTTTTTTAGTTAGATACGGATGATTAAAATTGCCGGCAACGTATTCTCTGAAAAATTCATGGAATGCTTTTTCAGCAGCTTCGAGGTATTTTTTTTCGCGTTCAGCCTCAGTCTTTTTCTTCTCCTCGTCCCATTTTTTAGGATCGTAGCCTAAATTTTCAGCTTTCATATTTTCGCCGACCATACGAAACCCTGATTTTACTTTAGGATTGCTCCAATCTTGGATAAAGCCGTGCGGTATCCCGTTCGTGTCGATCATATAAGCTCCGTTTTTTGTCCCGGCCTTTTGTCCCTGAATAGTGTATCTGTGAATTTCGCCGTCCATGATTAAGAATTGATCGCGCGGTATCGGCATAATCTCATTCTCAATCATTTTATTTAATACAAAAGTCCTGATTTCATCAAGAGAATAACTCTCCATGTTGCGCTCTCCTTTATGTTTTATAGCATATAAATTAGGGTTGAGGGGTTAGGATCTTAAAAATTTTAATCGAAAACTGCGTTGTTCCCCTAACTTAAACTAAAAAGGGAATTCTTCGACGCTGCTGCCGAAGTCGGGCTGGCTGTTAGTATTTTGCTCGGAGCTTGCGTCAAAGTTTCCGAAGTTTTGCGATTGTTGATTGCTGTACGAGCCTTGCTGCTGACTGCTTTGCTGCTGCTTATCCTTAGGTTTGAAAAGCGAAATTCTGATCGCGTCTGCACCTTCGCGTGCAGTAATGCCTGCGGGGTTAAAGCAGCGTTTGAGCATGATGTAGGAGTACTCGACCCCGTGGCTATCGGTATCTTTGAAAAGATATCCGACGGTTTCCCAGTTGCGTTTTTTGTTACCGTTGCGGTCGTTGTATTCTGATGTTGCGACGAGTAAATCGTAAAGTTTAGTTGCCATTAGTATTTTCCTCCGTTTTTAAGTTATCTTTTTTCCCATGCCTTTTTTCATGACAATCCCTGCAGAGTGTAATTAAATCTTCAAGGAGTTCATTTCCTCCGAAACGTTCATAATTTACGTGGTGAACGTCAATGTTTTTATCAGAATGGCAGTCTTGACATTGGAAATTATCACGGTTTAGGACTTGCAGTCTGATACGCTGCCATTCGTTAGATTTGTAAAATGCGGCTCTTGCAGCATAAAAGTTATTTTGTTCGCCTTTTTTGTAAAAATAACACTTTTCGTTGCAATACGCGGGAATTTCAATCCCATTAAGAAACTTGCGCGACATGTTAATATGTTTCCGGCACGCTGCAAAATGAATGCAATCGGTCATGCGCATTTGTTTTGGATTTTCAGCCATTAGTTTATTTACTCTCCTTTCATTCTTTCCTTGTTGTCGAGCCTCAGCTTTTCGGCCTCAGCTGATTTCATACCGGCGTTAGCTTCGATTTCGTGAACCTTTGCTCTGATATAATCCTCGATAGCGCTTGCGAGTGTGTAGAAGCACAGCCCGCAGAAATAAGCAATGATTATTGACATTTCACACCCCCTGTTTATCTCTACTGCGGAATATAAGCTTGTAGCCTTTGAAAACACCGTCTTTTATAACAGGTATATATACCGTATATGTAGTTGAAATATGTTCTCCATTTATCGTAAGGTTGAGTGTTTCAGGCAAGCGGGCTATAAGTTCATCGTCAGTCATTCTCCCACTCTCCTGTTCCAAGCCTTGACGGCTTCTTGCGCTGTGTATCCTGCTGGGCCTGTTACATGGCATTTATTACAACAAACGAAATAATTTCCTAATTCATCATTTCCCAAAATGCCTTTATCTACTAAGAGATTAGGATTTCCGCAGAACGGGCACGGCTTTAATTTCTCGGTCATTCTTGCGCCTCCTTATTTTTGAGTATTCTGTATAACTCTGAAGCTAAAAATTGCTTCCTAAAATACTCATTCCATTTCTTTTTCATTCGTAGTATTCGCGGTAATTTAGGAGGTCGTTTCATTCTTGCGCCTCCGCGATGGCTAAATAATATTCATTTTTGTTTGGTCTACTCATTTCCATCAATTTTTTCTAAAACTTCAAAACAAACTGCAGAAATAAAAGCAATGTCTTTAACAACATCGAAATGCGTTTTTTTATTCGTTTCAAGACTAACACCTAATTCAACAGCCATATTTTGAATAAATTTTATAGCTTCATACATCTTAGGAGCATTGGTAATTAAACGGCCTAACCTTTCACTTTTGGGTGTGAACTCACTCATGAACGCAATCCTCCAATAAATACTTAAATTCGTCCGGCACAGCTTCAAAGAGTTTGTGTGCCAGTTCCTGAAATTCTTTCAGCGCAGCGGGGCTTGTCCGCAGCTTAAGAATGTGTCGAAGCTCGCGAACGTTTACCGTCATAACGAGATTAGTCGGCCAACATTCGGGAATGTAGTATTTCAGCTCGTCGTTGGTAATTTCGGGGCGTTCTGTTATTATTTTTACAACAATATCAAAAGCTGACCATGCTCCTTCAGACAAATCGAGCTGTCTTGTTGCTTCTCCTATTTCCTTTGCCCGCTCTTTCAGCGTGTGCCGTGTGCTTTCAACACTCAAAGAAATATGACGATGACGGGCAAGTTCCTGCAAACATGCACGGCTTAAATTGTGTATCTCGTATGTGAGATTTATATGTTCGAGGACGCTCTCATGGCCTGCTTTGATAGCACGCTGCAAGAATACTTTAGGCTTTTCCTGTGCGAGCTTGTCTGTCTTAGCGTGGCATGTGAGCATTGCATAAGCTGCGTTGAATTCCATTTGCTGAATTATTTCAAGTGTGGTAGTTAAAATAACTTCCATTTGTTACTCCTTTCTGAATAAAAGCGTGCCGAGCCGGATTAGCAGCCCGGCAATTTAATAAAAACTTGTTAAACACGAAGCCTCGTTGCTTCATAAAAAGATTGAAAGATGTTTATACACCTTTCTAAAAAATTTATATAAAACACGGGATAACCCGCGATTTATACCTTGAATTAAATGCGCCAGTTCCAGTTGGAGACTGCTTCTTCTTCTGATTGATACTGCCCGCCTGTAGCGTAGCAAGATTGGCATATAACTTTGTAATACCAATCGTCATATTTCAGGCATAATTTTACATCTCCGCAGAACGGGCAAGGTTTCAGGTTTAACTCCGTCATAAAAATTCACTCCTAACCCTTCACTCGCTAGCATTTACTCCAACCGCATTTTTTGCAGCGGTAGCAGCCTTCGTATGGTACGACTTCGCCTCCGCAGACGGGACAAATATGATCATCCTCAAATTCTTCCGGGTGTTCGCGTCTCATTCCTTCTACCATTTTCAAGAACGGTGAATTTTCTTTGGTATATCCTAAAACTTGTTCTTGAACCTGTTCTAAATTCTCCGGCGTAACTTCACAAACTAAGCCGTGTCCGCGTCTTTGAGCTTCTCGGGCTTCCATTTTTTTGCGCGTCAGTTCTAAACGGTCAAGTGTCTTAGCCTTTGGCATTGTCAATCCTCCTGTTCCAATAATCGCGTTTATTACTCATTTTACTTCTCACTCTTAACCTCTAACTCCTCACTGTCTTTTTCGACAGTGTCGACGTCGATCGCGTCGTCTGTTTTAGGCTCGGTAAAATGCCTCTGCAAGTCCGCTTCTAAGTTCTTAATATCTTCGTCGGTATAATCGGACGTGCTATTTTTGCCGGTGATTTTCGTCATGGTAATTCGAGCCTCGCTAGCATTTCCGCAGATACTTAAATAACTTGTCCAGATCCTATGAATTGCAGTTTTGCGTTTTTCTTGAGTTTGTTGAGTTGTCCCGGTGTTCTGAGAACTTTCCTGTCCGCCTATTTCTTCTTCTGTAACAAGCCCCGAAATACTAAATGCACGCTTCAAAGCCATAGCCTCCGCAACTTTGATAATCATAGCCGAAGGATACTGCCCCCAAACTCCGCGCCCGCCCTTGTTATATTCACGGAACGGTGCAAAGAAATACGACGGATGTTCGCGGTCTTTCCTGTAAACAACGGCATAAGCTCCGATAATTGCGCCTCGATTTTGTATGTCGTAGGCATGCTTTACGATGTCGCCGTCCTTAAGAAATTTGTCGCCTGCACAGACTACGTCGCTAATCATTCCGTTATATTCCGGGTGTCTGTTTGCGATTTTCAGGTAACCGTCGCGCCCCGTGATGATTGCGTTCCGATCTCCGATTTTAGTAAACCAGATCTCGTGCAAAAACGGGTCGAGCTCATATTTCGCAGCGATTGTCAGATACATATTAAGCTCTCTGTCGTTTGCTCCGATTGCTACGGTGTTCCTGATTGTATCAATTTGTTTTTCCGTCCAGATCTTGTCCGGATCTTTTACAACTAAGGCATTTTCAGTCTTTTCAGTCTTTTCTTCCATTGAAACCTTAAGCTCCTTCCTTAAAAACTACGCTCATAAGCTGCTCGGGAGCGAGCGTGATAGTCCAACCGCCGGGGATTGCCTTAAATTGCAGTTTTGTATCATTGCCCGTCATCCCGATAAACTCAAATAAAATTTCCTGAGTTATGTCTGTAAGTCTCTTGTCATAGGCATATTTTAACGCGCCTGTATGAGGTATTGCGTTTGGAATTTTGTAAATTTTATTAACGCTAAGATACTCTTTAACCTCATTTAACAGTTTTGCTTTCTCTTTCAGCATTTTCCTCCTCCCACTCGCTGACTTGCGAGTTTAAGACATCTGAATAACGCCGTCTTACAACGTTAAGAGCCTCGCCTAAAAGTTTCTTTAGTGTTTCGGCCTGTTTAGCGTCGTCTTCGTTGTACCATTTATCCGCGCTCCGAGCCTTTACATCGTCGAGCGTGTGATCGAGCACGTATTCAGCATTGCTCCAAAAGGCTGCCCGGCGGCGTAATAAGTTATCGCTCATGAGTTAGCCTCCTATTAATTGCTTGCGTCTTCGTCCAGCCATTTATCGAAACGTACAACATCGTAAATATCTATGTTGCAATGTTTTGCATACGCGTTTAATTCCGTTTTGTATATTGATTCTTTGGTCCAAACATACCGCAAGAGATCAGGCTTGCTGAAAGCTGAAATTTTATCAATGCAATCATGAAGATGTTTGTCAAATGCTTCTCGGTTAGTCATTTTCTTCTCCTCCTTAATTGTTTCCGGAACTGCAGCCGGTGCAGGTTTCGTTGCCTCGATTGGCATTTCGATTGGTATCTGCACAGCAGGCTCTTGTTCTTGTTCAATGTCCGCAGCGTTCTTTGCTGCTATCGTAGTTGACGCTCGTTTTTCCGCTTCGGATTTATAAAACTCCATCAGCTCGTCGTAGATCGAGCGGGGACAGGTATATTTTCCTATTTCTAATTGGGAAACATAGGTTGTAGAACGATTAATAGCTCTGTTTGCGGCAATTTGAGAAATTCCTAAAGAAATCCGCATTGCTTTTAATTCCTGTACCTTCCTATCTGAAACGATACCGTCTTTTTTATGCGATATACGCTTTCTTACATTGACTGCTATTAAAAATGGTATGTTTTGATTGCTTTCAACAGCTAATTTCCCGTCTCTAACACTCGTAAGGTAATTTTCATAATCTTCTTTACCTGCTTGCGTTGTCTCATTTTCAATATGACTAATATGTCTATGAGAACGCCCAATATATTTAGCAGCCTGTTCTTGTGTAATTCCGAGTCCTACCCGCAGCTCTTTAAGCTCTTTACCGTTCATTATGCTCGCTTCCTATCCTATTCCCCGTTGATACGTGCTAAAAGTTTTTCAGCACGCTCAAATAGATCAGCGTAAACTCCCCGGCCTTTACAGCGTTTCATTGCGTCGGAAATTAATTTGTACATAGCGGGCGAATTAGCGATTAAACGCCTGTACTCCTCGATTTCTTCTTTGTCTTCTGCACAGCATATATACACTTTAGTGCAGTTAGATGTGTAAAGGACATGAATTTTTATTTCATCGTTTATCATCATTCCTAACTTCTCACCTCTCATTCCTCACTCATTACCGGCACAAAGTCCGCCGTTGTTGCTGCAGATGTACTCGCCGTTATCGAGCTCGTAAATATCACCGGCCGGTAACAAATTTGCAATATCTGCTTTTAGTTCGTCTTCGAAGCCTTCTAAATCCTCAATTCGATACTCGCAGATCTCTTTAGCGTCCCGCAAGTGTGTCCCGACATCTGAAAGTTTGTATATTTCAGTGTGCCAGCCGTAGTCGTTTCCGCGCCTGAAACGCCTGTCCATAAGCGTATTGCCTTCGAGCTGCTCTTCGAAGCGGATTATCTCCTCAATGCTGCTAAGCAAAGGCTCCCAATAATCGCCCAAAAGTTCATGAGTGAGTTTTATATGCTCCTCGATGTTTTCAAGCTCGTCAGTTAATTTTGCTTCGTCTTCAAGGTTCATGTTAATTTTTCCTTTCCTACTCTTTTTCGAGTAATAAACATTCTTTGCTGTAGTCATCGACAATAAAAACTTCCGTAACTTTCCAACCGGCCCTTACAAAATAGGAAATAGTCTCGAACGCTTGTGTAGAGGTCGAGTAATATCCTAACTTCTTAAAGCCTCCGGCCTCAATCGTCATCAAAAAGTCCGGCAATTCGTCCTCCCAAATATATCCGACGTGAACAGGAAAGTTCAAATTTTCTACGCAGCCTCTTGCCCATGCCCAATAAGCCTTATTCGCGCCGGGGGTAAGCTGTACGTCCCTTAAGCTCTTGAAATATTCGTTATCTCTCATGGATAATCACTCCTTAAATTCTTTCCAACTGGATCACAAACACTACAATCCACGAATAAACGCCTAAGAACGTTGTAATTTCTACAGCGTAACGGTCTAAAAGTTCCTTCATGACTAAGCTCCTTCCTAATAGTCGATGTACCAAAACGGCTCTTCGCGCGTGATACTGTTTACCCAAGCGTCGCCGTATTTTGTGTACTGTTTTAAGACGCAAAATCCGCGCTCTAACTCGTTGTCAATCGTCCAGACCCGGTGAAGCCGTCTGCTTAATTCTTCGCGCTTGTTTAACTTAAGCTCGCGCTTGTCGTTTGCGTTCTTGTAGCACCATCTCAAAAAGTTTCTTAACATAATCCTCATCATTTTCCTTTCCGTAATCACTAAAAACTTTTTCTAACCGTTCCTAATCGTCTTCGTTGCCGTTGAATAACAAATTAGATATTTCCTCTAATTTCTGCGCGAATTTGTTTATATTAAAATGCTTAAAACGTTCCGCGTTTTGTTTAGCGTCTCGAAGATACTCCTCAAGAACTTTTACATAAAATACAGCCTGAATATAATCGCTTCTGCGTTGGTCATTTTCAGGTGCATTTGTGGTAGAATTACAACTACAATAATTCTTCATATTGTTTGTTATTACCTCCTTAAATTTTTGATAAGATTTTTTTAGTGTAAAGCAGCAGTCTCGTCAGTAAGTGCCTAACACTTAGACGGGGCTTTGCTTTTCGCGTCCCTTCGTGTTTTTCCGCAAGATGAAAGAACACTGCAACAAAATCCCGTTTCGACTTGTCTGTCTTTTGGTAAAAATTCAAAAATTTAATCTCAATAAATTCCGGTATTCACGGCAAATTCCGAACGGATTTACAGCATCGTAAAAAATTAAGGACAATGAGCTATTCCCTTTTGTGAAATTTCCGCCCGAAAAATGCCGCGAACAATAACATTGCGCAACTGATCACGCTGCAGACGCAAAGGCATAAAATTTTTTATAAATTTTTAGAGAAAGGAAGTTCCTCACTTTCTGATTAAATTGAAATTCACGCCTGCAATTGCAATCAGATTTATTTTTACAACCCTTCCGGGAGGTTAAATTTGTTACCAACAAGAAAAGAAATTTCGCGGCCGTTTGTAAATACATATCACTAATTCTAAAATTTTTTCTGAACACGTTGCCTTTAGGCAAATAAACGGCTGCTAATTTCGATTTCGCCGGTAACTTGCCGGTAACTTGCCGGTAACTTGCTTATGGTAGTTTTTGGCTTTAACTTCCTACTTCCTACCTCCTAATTCCTACTTCATTATTGCCTTGTATGTGTGCCTGCTTTATTACTCCGGGTTTGTGTCCGTAGCCTTGCAAGGACTTATTTGATTTCAATAAACTTTCTGATTAAAACCTGGTATAATTAGGCTCATCAGTAAGGGTCTAACCCTTAGACGGAGCAATCAGAAAAGCTCCGTTTCGCCTTGATTAGCGAATGAATTATCAGATCTCAAATTCACCCGATAAAAAACCATTCAAGAAAAACTCTTGCCCCTTGCCCGTTAAAAGCGTGGTAGGTGTGGCTTGCTGTAAATTTCCGGCTGCGTCGCGGTAAACATTCGCTTTAAGCGTGAAAAACCCTTTATTCATTGCGCGCTGGGTCGGAGTGTTGCGTCTGCTGTCCCAAGTTTTGATTAGCCAGCCTTTTTCTCTCAACCATTCGAAGAGCCTCGTCTGTCCGACGTTAATCCCGACTTCTTTGAGTTTTTTTGCGAACGTTCCGATTAACATTCCGCCTTTGCTTGCCTCCATAGCTTCGGCGAAAATAACTTTGGGCTTATCTTCTTCGGCTTTGTCCGATAACATTTTGATACATTCGCGGTCTTGCTGGCTTTGTTCTTGAAGTTCGGCGACACGTGCCCGTTCGGCTTTTAATGCTTCGGCGAGTTTGATTAACAAATCCGGATTAGCGACTAATTCGTCGGTCTTGGCCGGGGTTAAATATCCGCCGTGCTTCCGGATTGAAGGAACTACCTCGCCGGCGATCCACATCTGGTAGGGCAACGCTGCTTTTTTGTCCGAACGGCCTAAGAAGAAATAAAGCCCTTGCTCCGATAAACACAGTACCGTCTGCTCTCCGCCAGGGGTAATAATCCGTTTTTTGCCTTTCCAAAGTTCCGGCACTGACTGTGTTAATGCCGCCATTGCATTTTTTATTGTTGCTTCGGAATATCCGAGAGCCTGAGCTACGTCTTTTGCGACGAACCAGATTTCGCCGTTGTCTTCGATTGTGCGCGCTGTGAAATTGTCGTGTGTAAATGTTACTAAATTAGTGTTCATAATGTTTTTCCTTTCTTGAAAACTTGAAAATCTGCTATGCTTCTTGAAATCCGCGTAAAGTGTTCAAAATCTTAAGGTCAAGTCGCCGGATTTCAGCCTCAATCTCCCAAAGCGTGTGAACGTCCTCATTCTCGCAGCGGTCCTCGATCAACTGTTCTAAGTCCTCGACTGCGCCCTTAAATTTTTTATCGAAAATCTCGGCCATATCCGCGCCGTTTTCTTCCCGTAACTGCTGAATTTGTTTGTCAATGCTGTCCCTGACTGCTTCAAGTTCTTCAATCGCGATTTTGTAAGAATTTAAGTTCATGATTTAAGCCGCCTTTCTGTTTTTCCTTGCCGTGAGTGCCTTGCGGAAGTTTTCCGCGTAAATTGCCGCCGTTGACACAGCTTCCTTGAAGTCAAAATCGATCTTTGTCTTGCGTGCCTCAAATTCCGCGATCCGGCGTTCGCAGGAATTTATGCTGCGTTTTACCGCCTCGATTTCGGCCTCTAATGCGCCTGCCTTGACGTTTTCGGTGAGCGTTAGCAGAACTGACCGCCAGCACCGCAAAACTTCTTTTTCCTCCGCTAATTTCCGCTTTTTGAGATATTCCCTCATGCCCGGTATCGCCGTCTTTCTGAAATTTTCCGTGAGAGGCTCGGGCTTGACAGAAAGCCGTGATTTTGCTCCGGCCGCTGCCGTTTTGTGCGTCGCCAGAAAATCCGTAATCAGAGCGATTAACTCTGCTTTGCGGAGCTTGCTGTAGCCTTTAATTTTGTGTTCTTTGCAGAAATTTTTAAGTTCCTGAACTTTCCAAATGCTGATCTCATCAGCTGTAACTGTGCGCGTTGTGTTTGTTCTTTCATTAGAAAACATGATAAAATTCCCTCGTTTCTATAATTTTTCTGTTTCAGCTGGTTATTCCGCCCGCCCTGATAAAACTTTTTGACGGACTGACGGATTAACGGCCTTGTCAGCGAGTGCCTTACACTCGGACGGGGTTTAGCTTTGCGCCCCTCACTGTCCCTTGCGGGTGTTCCCGGAACTTAATCAACAGGAACGGAGCAGCGCGCGGCTTGAGAAAACCCCGTTTCGGCCTTTGCCTTAAATCTTTTCTACGTCAAAATATGGAACACCGTATGCTTCAGCACATGCTCTTTCGATTTTGCAACCTCTGGCGTTCTCCCAGCCCTTAACGAAAGCCGCATAATCTGCTGTGGCCATGCGCTTCAAACTTTCTGCTAAACAGCCTAACGGTGAATATTCGCCGTCAAGGTATGTTTCAACAAGTTCAACTTCTTCATTGAGCTTGTTCCCAACTGCTACGAGAACACCGAACTGTTCTTGTTTGATTTCCTCTTTGCTTTTTCCAGCCATAGGCATGGATACAAAAATTTTTTTTGCCATGAAAAAACCTCCTAAAATCTCCCTGTTAAAATATGAACATTTTCAACAAGGGAGGTGATTAAAATGGCACCCATAAGAACATATTGTCCGCACTGCAAAGCCATTGACTTTTACGAATGGCAGTTAATTGATATTCCGTCTGCTGCGAGAAATCAAATATCTGATTCGTTGCAAATGGCTGAAATTTACTGCAATAAGTGCCACACTACTTTGTTACTTACGCCTGTTCCTGCGAAAAGCTGATTTTTTGTATCTTATCGACAGCAACAGTTAATTCACGGGCAATAGCGGTGAGTGCTTCAAAAGCCGCGTTGCCCCCGCTTTGAACTCTTATATCTAAGATGGGGTCTTCGGTGTTTCGCCCTCTGATCGATATGTCATACGTATACATTCTGAAAATCCTTTCGATTTCTGGCATTACGGCTTAACGACCGCCGTTTTGCCTGTAACTTTTTAGCTAAGTGAGAAAAACATTCCTCACTCCTAATTCCTAATTCCTCATTGTCAGTGTTGCCTTGTATGACCCTGTTTCGCTGTGGCTGTCGCGCAAGCTCCGTGATGTTTCCCGTCGCCTCTGGCAGGGTGTTTGTCAATCTACTCGGTCTTTGTTTACCGTTTTTGTTCTTTGTTGTCTGATATTATACCGGACTTTTTTTATCTGTCAAG